TGGATTATGCGTCGTGGAGAGCCAAGACAAATCCAGTTTCAGGACGCAGTTCCTTCACACCGTACAAAGTATCAGCAGTGAAGAGGTCAGCAAGGTATTCTTGCTTGTACTGAGTCTGTGAACGTACAGCCATTTGCTCTGCAAGTACCATAGTGTCACGGTGTGCTAAGATAGCACCACGGACATCATCACCTGCAGTGTTGTCTGCTGCTGTTTCAATAACAGGAACGTTAGAAGAAACATATACGTCTACACCGTACAAAGAACCGATCAGACCGTTCTGGACACCACGTCCGTCTACGAAATCTGAAGAGTTGTAACGGTCAATACCCAAGATGTCACGACGTGCTGATGGAGGGATGATAAGGAAACGTCCGTCCATTGGCGTGTCTTGGTCATCCATCAACTTAATCAACTGACGGAAAGCGAGGTCAGAGAAGTCGTCGCCTGAAGCTACAGTGTCTACAGCGTATGTAGCAATACCTGAAGAGGCATTGACGTAGTATACGTTAGAGTGAGTGTAGTCAGAACCGTCACCGTCACCAAAGCTCTTAGACAATGTGAACAAGTCGTCGTCTACTTGCTTAGCCAACGCATAACCTGCGTCATCTGTGTAGAAGCGACGCATTGAATCCAACGCCTGAACATTGACGATGTCTTCAATCATCTTTGAGTATTCGTAGTGCTTGTCTACGCTTACCTGGACTTCTGACTCAGTGTTAGCAATGATTGTAACAGCAGTGTCAGCCGCTTTAAGGTTTGCTGCACCACGTGTTGGCTTAGGGATATGAAGAGTGTCACCCTTCTTACCAACCATTGACATCTTGTTGACGTTGTTAGCAAGAACCAAGTTCTTCTTGTACGCTGCAACGATTTCGTCAGACCAGAGTTCTGGGATAAAAGTTGCTGCTTCTGTTTTTGCGGTAAAACCTGCCGCACCAGGATAAGTTGCTGTAGCCATTGCTACCTCCTATAATGTTACCTTACACGCCCATCGGCATAGGCACGTCTGATTTCTTCAGCAAGAGCCATATAGCGGTCTGGGTCAGTTTGCATGAGTTTAATAATGTCAGCACGGCGGTATACTTTACGTGATGGAGCTTCAGCCGATCCTTTGGTGTTTCCTGTAGAGGCTTTCTTCACAGAGTCCTTACGTGACTGTTGTTCAGTCTGTGCAGTTTGTGAGACTACTGATTGACGCTCTTTCCAGGATGACAATAGTTCATCCGCAGCGTCATAGTCATACTCACGATCTGCTTTGCGTAAGAGATCTGTTCTAAACTTAGACTTCTCTACCCATCCCAAGAAGTCTTCATTCATGACTACTTGTTCAAAGTCTGGGTGAGTTGTCTTCAGCTTTGCCATTGCTTCTTGCTGCTTCAATTGCATTGCAACTGTTTCAGCTTCCCTAATCTTAGGATGGTTAGCAATCGCAGCTTCTACAGCTTTCTGAGGATCTTCAAAGAAGTCCAGTGGCTGTGTATTCGCTGTACTGGTGTGGGCTTGTTCTTCTTTTGCCAGTTGTGTTTTGATGTATTCGTCAAAAGTCTTTCGTAACTCTCCAACCTCTTGACTCTGACGGCCTAGTAGCTTCTCAGCTTCTTGGTGCATCCGTACAATGTCTTTGAGGTCTTTGTTACGATACTTTTCTGGGATGTCTTCTTCTGCCGGTTGTTGAGGTTGCTCCTGAACTTCAGAAGTCTCGTCTAGCAGTTGAATCTCTTCCCCATCATTGACGGTATCATCGTCACGCTGATCTACAAATGTTGCCATTATTTAACTCCGTGCCGTAGCATTATGGATGTGTTCTTTTAGCGGCTCTCTCATGATCCCTTGCCCACTTATCATCAGCGTCGGGCCAACCGAAGCCTTCAAATTTCGTAGAGATCGGAGAGATTATCCGCTGTGCGGTTTCTCCACAGTCGTTACAGGAGACATAGGTGTCTTTTGAATCTACCCAATGTTCTTCTACTAGACTGCAGGAGGTACACTTATAATCATATCTACGAATCATCTAAGTTCTCCGTATTCATGTCATAAGCATTACGTATTCCAGATTCAAAGTTCTGGATACGCTTTAGCATCTTAATTTCGCCTTTGACGGCATTAAGATGATCTTGGTCTTTAATGTCTTCTATGCGGTATGACTCTAAAGTCTCTGTGACTTCAGCTACCAACTGCCTCCAACCATCCATAAGGAAGAGGCTGAAGTAGTTTTCATAGTAGGTTTGTTCTTCCGGTGTCAAATCATTTCCCCTTTCAGGTGCTTTGACTGACTATATAGGTATAGTCTATCATACTTTTGGCTAAAAGTCAAGCGTTAGTTTCAACTTTCTTGTTGGAGGTAGTAGTGCGTGGAGTCTTATTGGACTCTAGTTCCTTCTCCACCTTCTCTATCCTCTTGTTCACGTAGTCGAACCTGTTGTTGACTTGATCCAGGATCTTCTGTAGCTCCGTTTGTGTTAGCATTTGTCACTCCTTGTTGTGATGCTTCTTTCTTTGTATTAACTTCTTGCTCTTTCAAGTACAGTTCAGCAATCTTAGCCCGTCGTTGGAACTCAACCTCATCTTCATCCCCTGGTTGGAGATCTGTAGAGAGAACCTTGATACGGTCTGTCTGAGCCTTATAACGGTCAATCTCAGCATCAACAGAATACTTATTAGCCCTTGCTGCTGACTCTTGTGCTTGTCCGTTGAAGGCATTGATCTGTGACTGCAATTGCTGCACTTGTAATTGTAGTTGCTGCTGTGCAGCCTCTTGCTGTGATGGATCAGGCTGATTCGCTTGACGTAACGTCTGAATCAACTCCTCACGGTTGGATACGTTCATGTGGTCAATAATAGACTCTAGTAACAATGGATACATCGGTGATCCTTTGTCCATTGTCTGGAGTAATTGCACAAGCTGTGTAACTTCATATTCCCGTGCAATGATCCCCAGAGAACTAGAAGGTACAAACTTAAAGTCTTGTACAGGATATAGCTCTGGAGTAAATTGCATATACCGCCACGCAGACTTCTCAATCATAGGGATTAGGAAGTTCTCCTGGAAGTTAATCAATGTACGCTTATGACGCTTGATAATCGCTCCAAGGGACATAGAGATCCCTGCAGCGGTTGCATCACCATTGATAGAGCCTGGGATACCGGCAGCGTCTACAGCACCTGTAGCCATCTGTACCATCCGCTGTAGCTCTGCTCCCTGTGCAAAGGTTATTTGTGAGACGTTACCAAAGTTAAAAGGCTGCAAGATCTCTGCAGGGTTACCATTGGTTAATACAGTCTTACCAGGTCTTACTTCTAATTTAGAGCCACGTGGTAGTCGTGAAGCGTCCACAGCCATCATAGGATGCACTGTAAGGCTCAGAGCGTCGATACGGGCACGTAACTCTGTATCTAGAGCCTTCTGAGCGTTGTAGCCCTTCTCACAGACTCCACGGCCCCAGAATCGTCCTGGTACAACATCCCAAGGGAAGGCAATCACAGGACGATCACCCATCATGTACGGGTTCTCTTCAATCTTGAGGAGCTGTCCGCCATTAGCGATTACAGCAACTACCTCAACGTAACCAGTTGCAGCAGACTCTTCAGCGTCTACCAAGTCTGTGACATCTACATCGTCTTCAAACTCTTCTTCTATAGCAGTGTTAAAAAGATGACGTGGGATTAAACCATAGTATTTAGTGAGACGTACCTTGTCATCGGAGTAGATGGTGAGGTCTTGGTCAGGCTCTAGATCCACATCAGGATACGTCTGCTCCAACACCACATCACGATAGACACCATCTTCTATCAACTTCTCTACCTGATGCATCGGTACAAACTCATCAATGGCTACACCTAATGCCTCTTCTATAGAAGTTGCCACAGGGTCAATTAAGAAGTTCTGAGGTAGGATAGGCTTCACCTTAACAACAAAGCGATCCTTCATCTCTACACCGACGGCTGTCATAGCACCATCCATTACAGGACGTGTTGCCGGGGCCATCTCTTTCATTTCTTCTATGACTAGCTCAGCCATACCAGTTCCAAAGACTGCAGCGTTTAGGATAGCTTCTGCAATCCCCTTACGTACCTTAGTCCTTGCAAAGTCTTCTTGTAACTGATTACGGAGTACAACGATGTCTCCTTTGTTCTGATCCTGGAGGTCATCACGGATGTCAAAGAACCGTCCACGGCCAAAGGTAGCTTCTTCTACCTCAGCAGCAGAACTCTCTACAGCCTGTTGTAATGCAGGGCTAATCAGTCGTGAACGCTCTGAGTAGCGTAACTGATCTTCTTGTGCCCAGATACCACGCCACAGACGGTAGTATTCATCATGCTTCTCAGCATAGTTACTTTCGTAGTGGTCTCTCCACTGCTCACACTTGGACATGATCCAACCTGCTGCGTCAGCGGTGTATAGTCCTTCATAGTCTTGCATAGTTAATATCCTGCGACGGGGTCTATGATTTCTAGTTCATCTTCTTCAAAGTCAAAGTAGTAACTGACCTTAGCTAACTGATCGACATAAGCCAGAGAGTCAACTAAGTCATCGTGTACCAACGGGTTAGGAAACTGGAACAACTGGTCTAAGAACTCAGTATTCCATTCACCTTCTGATAAATGTATTTGACCGTGCTCAAAGCGTCCTTGTAACGCCCATACGACACGATCAGTCTTCTTCTTATTCCCGTGGGTAAGCTCTTCTACTCTGAAGAAACGTTGTCCTGACTTCATCAGGTCTGTAAGGTATGGCAACACTGCATTACGTAGTGCACCCTTTTCAATTCCAACAGCGACAGGTTGATAGGCTTGTACGGCTTCAAAGATCTTCCTGGCGGTCTTCTTAATATCCCACCGTCCGTACATAATGTTAGCAACCCACCAACCATCAGGGTTTGCTTTTACTATCGCTATCGCTGTTTGGTCTAACTTCTTTGTTTTCGCTTTCGTCGCCACTGCAACATCTGCGAAACCTGCTAAGTCCACTGCGATGTAGTAGTCTCCGTCTTCTGGTTCGTCGTTGCTGAATCTTACCCAGTCCTCTTTGAAGATTTCAGAACCTAGAGCCTCAAAGGACGCTAGAAACTCCTGACGGAACGCATAAGACGACATACTCTGTTTAGCAGTGTCAATCTCTTCAGGGTCTAACAGAGGGTTATCATAGGACGTAAAGTGCCACCCTTTGTAGGTTGCATCATCTCCTAACTCTGCATACTTGTACAACTCGTAGAAGTGGTTACGTCCCTTTGGAGTCCCAATAAACAATGCATGACCTTTTTGGTCAGCCAGGGCAGGACGTAATACCTCTTCCCATACAGAAGGCTTCATATCCGCATATTCATCCATAACAAGGAACTTTAGGGATACACCACGCATGGTATCGGGTCTATCAGCACCCTTTAGAGAAATCGTAGCTCCGTTAATGAGCTTGATTTGCATATTGTTGACGTGGCTACTGGAGACAATAGTGTGGGCCAACTCCAACAGCACACCCCACATAATATCTCTAGCCTGTCCTTGAGTTGGAGCAACGTAAAAGACGTGACCGGACTTAGACTGCAATGCGTTAATGATTAACATCCACGCAGCTAGTCTAGACTTACCACAACGTCGTCCTGCTGCTACAACCTTAAACCGTTCCTCAGCCTCTAATACCTCTTGCTGCCAAGGAAGTAGCTCAACCTTTAGATCACTCAAGCGTTACGCATCCAGTTCTCTAATTCTATAGAGCGATTACCGACTTGATTGTACCAACGGCTATCTACCATCTGATTAGCAGCCTCAATGTAGTTACCTTCATTGACCGCTGTAATCATCTTCTTAAACTTTCCTAGACGATTACGTCCTAAGTTGAACGCCATATTCACAACAACACGTTGTACTTGGTCTGGTTGGGAGTCGAGGTTCAAGAACAGGACGTTAGCGTCTGTAATAGCAATACCCAAGTCTTCTTCAAAGACATTGTCAATACGCTCTGGGGTTACTGGAGTCCCAACAGGCCACCCATGCTCCATATCGTCTTCAGTAACTAAATGACCGATACCGAATGTTGCTAGTCCCTCAGTATCTAAGTAGATCTCATCCTTGAAACCTTCATGCTTAATCAGGTCTTCTTTGATGATCTCTATTAACTCATTCTTCATTGGTTACCTCTGTGTACTCTGCATCAACAATATCGTCTTCAGTGGAGTCTTCACCGACTATCTGAGTCTCTCCACCTATCCCTGTGATCGTAATAGAGACACTATTACGTCCTCCAGTGGTCTTATCCTTTTCAAAGTACGATACCGGCAGTACACGATCCATACACATCTTTAGAGCTGCCATTTGCCCTTGATGTTCGTCATCCAACGCAATCTGTATGATCTTGTTGATGACTTTGTCACCTGAAGTAGCCAACAACCGTGCTTTAAATTCATTGATACGGGCTGCGTCGCCTGGTGGTCTACCTCTAACGCCCCTATTACCCCTCTTCTTAGCCTCTACAGCGGCTTTACGGGGTCTACCACGCTTCTTTGTAGGTGGTTTAGACTCTGTAGTCGTTGGTATCTCTACCGTCTTCAGTGGTTTTTCTTCAGTATCTGACATGGAACCATACAGTTTACCCAATTCCGTCATAGTCTATCATACTTTAGTCGAATTGTCAAGCCTTTTCTAGTAATACTGTAAGTAAATACAGTCTTTTCAGTTTCTTTTTAGATTTCAAAGACTAATAAGCTGCATAAACACTGTAAATCTATACAGCTTTTTCTTATTTTCTAGTCTTTTGCAAGTCTAAGGAGAACCTACTTCTAGTCCTAGAAACTAAACAGCCTCCCCCGGCCCTAGATCAGACCTACCCCTATCTGTCAAGCACTAAATAGTCTTACGACTAAAGTAGTATAGACATTGTGCAGTGCGTCAGAGATCTGGGGAGGTTGACAAAGTGTGTAAGTCTGTGTAGGTACTTCATAGGGTCAATACAGACCCACCCAGGTATATGCAGTACACATAGTTTATTAGACTAAAGTAGTATTGTCACTGTATCTCAATAGACTACTATGAAGACTCTATCAACTAAGGAGAACAGTGATGGACTTAACAGTGTTTCTATTCTACGCAGCAGTGATTGTCACAGGTGGTGTTGTTGCGTTATTGATCGGTGGAGCTATTGCAGCTCTGTTAGGCTACAAACTGAATGAGCCTGAATACTATGAAGCTAAGAAGACTAAGGAGAAACTATAGTGGCTAGATGGGAACGTGGACAGACTGGATGGTCTAGTGAAGAGATTGACAAGCTACGTAAGCTACGTAACAGCGGAGCAGACTTGACAAAGATCTCTAAAGAACTGAACAAGTCTTACTCAGCCTGTAGTAACTTCATACAGCGTTACGCAGACCGTTACGGTATAAAGACAAAGCGTCGTAATCAAGCCGCTAAAAACTTCTACACAGAATACAATGGCCCTGTACCGTACCTACATTGGTCTATCACGAAACCTTGGAGGATCTCTGATGACAGCTAAGTGTAGCAAGTGTAATGAAGTTGCTGTAGTCATAGAACCTTATGGTTTGTTGTGTGCGCAGTGTTGGTTACAAGGCTCTAGAGCCTATCATAAGAAGACCACGTTGGACAAACATCACCCAACACGATATACTATAAAGCCACCTAAACCACAGTAAGGACGTTGGTATGCGCTGCAGAGCTTGTGATGTTGAACTCACAGACTTTGAGTCAACAAGGAAGTCTATCACATCTGGAGAGTATATAGACCTCTGTAATGCTTGTTATAGACACATTAAAGATGATGTACAAGCTATTGAGAACTCTGACAATATTAACATACAAGATGTTATTGACTTGGAAGAGAAAACGTGGTAGTTACTATATAGTATACTATAGAGATCTCTATAAAGACTTCAATAACGTTACTGTAAAGGTTTATGGAAGTAGTAGAGGTACTCTTTACAGACTCTAGTAACGTTAATGAAGCTATAAAGAGGTTAAGATGTCATCAGTAGATTATGAAGACGATTACGCACTTGTAGACGTAACAGCTCAGGAGGTTGCATTACACACTGCAATGTGTATCAATGCTGAATACATTCGCTCTTGGGGTTTGTATGAATACTTGTCAAAGCTATGCGAGTACGTTAGCGATGAAGACCTGGAGAGCCTTGTAAAGGCTGTAAACAAACTAGACAACGGGGACAACCAGTGATGGCCTTTGTAGAAAAACATTTACCTTGTGTGAGCTGTGACAGCAGCGATGCAATGTCAATAGACGACAACGGATGGGGCAAATGCTTCAGTTGCGGTAAGAACATACCACCAGAAGCCCTAGAACAAAACAACGTCAGAGTAGCCAATTCAGGACATGATAGTAGGGTAGTGTCACTTCCAACTAGAACGTCCGCCACAGAGCCTTACAGTGAGCCTCAGGGGCTAATCTACCACGGTATCTCCGACAGGAAGATCACAGAGAAGGTCTGTAGACATTATGGTGTTGGTTTTAGAGGTGATGACCTCATCCTACCCTACGCTACAGCTAACAAGATCCGTAAAAGTGGCGAGAAGAAGTTCACCATAGAAGGAACCTTTGGAGCCAACACAGAGCTGTTCGGTCAGTCACTGTTTGCAGGAGGTCAGGATAGGATTCTGATTGTAGAGGGTGAACTAGATGCTCTAGCGGCCTACCAAATGCTAGGAGCTAAGAAGCCTGTTGTGTCTGTACGCTCTGGAGCACAGTCAGCCCTTACAGACATCCATAACAACTTCAAATACCTGGACACGTTCAATGAGGTTGTGTTCTGCTTTGATAACGATGATGCAGGACAGGAGGCACAAGAGAGCTGCGCTAAAGTCTTCAGTCACAAAGCACGTATTGTACATCATCCAAAGGACATCAAAGATGCCTGTGACTACCTTGTAGATAATCGTACTGCAGACTTTGTCAACAACTACTTCAGAGCTGATCGTTGGACACCAAAGGGTGTTGTAGCCGGTGTAGCCTTGTACGACGATGTGATGAAGCCATTGAACAAAGCAGACTGTTACTATCCGTATGAGGGTCTCAATAAGCTGACCTACGGTATCCGTAAACGTGAGATGGTGATGGTCACTGCAGGGTCTGGCTTAGGTAAGTCACAGTTTCTACGTGAGGTCATCTATCACGTGATGCATGAGACTAAGTCAAACATCGGTATGTTGTTTATGGAAGAGTCCACCCGCAAGACTGGGTTGTCTCTAATGTCTATGGCGGCCAACAAACCACTTCACCTACCCGACACAGAAGCGTCTGATGAGGAGAAGCAGCGGGCCTATGATAAGACTCTAGGGACTGATAGGTTCTACTTCTATGACCATTACGGAGCCTCAGACGGAGAGTCAATCATCTCTACCATCAGATACATGGCAAAGGTTGCAGGGTGTGACTACATCTTCTTAGACCACGTATCCATCGTAGTCGGTAAAGAACAAGACAATGAACGTCACGCACTAGACAAACTGATGCATGAATTAGTTGAGGTTGTACAGGAGACAGGTGTAGCTCTCATTGCTGTATCACATCTCAAGAGACCAGACGGTAAAGGCCATGAGGAAGGAGCTGCAACGTCTCTAGCGCAACTTAGAGGTACAGGCTCTATTGCACACCTTAGCGACATGGTGATAGGGCTAGAGCGTAACGGTCAAGACGATGACGAACGTGAGCGTAACACAACACGTCTTAGGGTCTTGAAGAACCGCTTCAGTGGTATCACTGGTAAAGCCTGTGCGTTGCTGTATAGTCATGTCACCGGACGGATGAAGGAAGTCAATGAGGAAGAGCTTTGAATCAAGAAGAACTCTTTGACTTACCTGAACCAGTCTTTGAAGACGGTATCATGTGTAAGAACTGTGGGACTGTACAACCTGTAGAACAGTTTCAACAGATGGCTTCAGGAGAGATCAAGAGGAAGTGTCGTAGTTGTGCACGGAATCAATCAAAGCTCATTAAAGCCTTGAGAGAGATCTATCCGTATCCAGGTGATGGTTATTGTTGTCCAATCTGTTACAGACCTTTAGAAGAGATTGCACAGCACGGTCAAACCAGACTTCAGAACTGGGTGCTAGATCATTGTCACGACACTGAGACATTTAGGGGTTGGTTGTGCCATCATTGTAATGTAGGATTGGGTGCGTTTAATGATAACTTGCAGCGGGTAAAGAACGCTGTCAAATATCTGGAATCACATGAAAGAACTTGTACTTGACATAGAAACCAACAGGGCACAAGACACA